ACGGTTTCCAGAACGAAACCCAGACGGTTTCCGAAAATAACCCAAACGGTTTCCAGAACGAAACCCAAACGGTTTCCGAAAATAACCCAAACGGTTTCCAGAACGAAACCCAGACGGTTTCCAGTGACACCGTGTTCCCGGAAACCCAAACCGAACCCTCCCAGTACCCATTACCCATTACCCATAAAGAAGAGAAGAGAAGAGGAGAGAGCGATTTGCAATCGCCAGCCCCAGAAAAACCGCAAAAGGGGTCTCGTTTAGCGAAAGTATGGGTGATCCCAGTCGAGTATTCCGCATGGGCAAAAACTGAGCGGCCGAGCTGGAGCCCGCAAAAAATCTTAGCTACAGCAGACAAGTTCCGCGACTACTGGACAGCAAAAACAGGGGCCACCGCTACCAAGATCGATTGGTTTGCCACGTGGCGGAACTGGGTGAGGAACGAGGGTGATGACAGGCCGGCGGCAGTAATGACAACGGCGGAAATAAACAGGTCAGGAATGAGACAAATATTGGAGGCGGTACATGGGAGCGAACGACCTTGGGAAAATGCAATTGACGGGAGCGTCGATACCTCTACCTGAAACTTGGGTTGAGCGGCTTTTTTTGCTAATGGCTGGGCGATTTGGCAGCCAATGGACAACGAAGTGGGCCAGCGGATCGAACGGCAAGGATGGCAACGACACCGGCATTGAGAACGCAAAACGTGTCTGGGGTAGCGAATTAGCCGGGTACAGCGGCGCGGAAATTAAAGCGGGGATCGCTGCGCCGTACAAATTCCCGCCTAGCTGCGACGAATTCAAGCTCAATTGCCGGGAACCTATTGACCCCGAAGCCTCGTTTTACGAAGCCGTCGAGCAGATGCAGCGCCGCAGCACGCATACCGACAGGTGGAGCCACCCGGCGATCTACTGGGCGGCGGCAACGATTGGCACGCATAACCTGCACTACGGCACCTGGACATCGATGGGCGCCCGTTGGACCAAGCTTTTCAACGCGCAAATGTCGGCCGGAGAGTGGCAGCCAATACCCTCACGAGTACCGGAACTACCGCCACCGCCACCGATAGGCCGCAGCGATGAAAACGCCGCCACATACCAGGCGCTGGCAGGCACCGTGCTCAGCAAAAAGCCCGACCCCAAGGCCTGGGCGAAGTACCACAAGGCGAATTACATGGCAGGAAAACGTGTCGAGGCGTACCAGTACAACCTCGCGGCGCCTGCGCTAGGCGAGACAATCGAGCTGTGGGAGAAGCAGCGAAAGGCGGCACACGCTCAGAATTTGGGGTAGGACAAAAAACAACCAAGCGATGCATAAGCATTTGCTAATTAATTTGTAAGAGATTGTAGCGGCGAACGTCACCACCAGAAACACACCGAAAGGAAATTGAAATGGGCTGGAATGCGAAGGGTATAGCGGTTTTGCAGAATATTAACATCCGGAAGACGAAGCACGATGCCGACGAAGTCACCGCCATCGATTTGCAACTGGAGGCGACGGCGAAGGCAAAGGATCTAGTCACAATTTTGGGCGCCGAACAAGAGCACGATGTTGTTCGCGCGTTCTGGGAGCTTAGCGCCGATGATATTTTCGAGCCGCGATTTTCCGGACTTGAGCAGTGCACAGGGTGGGCCACGTTCAACAATCACGACATCCAGATCGGCAGCTGCCTGAGCGTCATTGCGCACAAGATCCACAAGTTCAAATTCACGATGATATCAAACTTGGATGTTGTGCTGGTGTTTACTGCGACAATCGAGAGGCCCACCGAGCACCTGCTGAATTACATCGTCGAAAATATCAAGAGCGAGGTGTCGTATGCCATTGTCGCGCCGCCAGAATTCGATTTCGGCAACGTGGTGGATTTTGCGGGTCGGCGGGCATGAGCGACATCGTAGACCTGGCTAACGAGGCGATGGAGGCGGACCTGGCGCGGCGTATAGCGGCAACGAGGGCGGACATTAAACCGGGCACCGTTGGCGATTGCGAGTTGTGCGGCGAGTGGTCGGGCCGATTGATTGGCGCCGCCTGCGCGCCGTGCCGGGACAAGTACCGGCTGCCGAACGGAGGGCCACGCCGTGGTTAGTTTTGTGATCACGGTACCTGGCGTCCCGGTTGCCAAGGGCCGGGCACGGAGCACGGCAGACGGGCACCACTACACACCCGAGAAAACAAGGCGATGGGAAGCAGACGCCAAAACGCTGGCAAAAATGCAAATGGGCCGGAACAAACCACTGGCTGGACCGATATCGGTGAAAGTGATGGCCGGACTACCTGTCCCGAAGTCTTGGCCGGAGTGGAAGCGCGAGGCGGCCCTACAAGGCCGCGTGGTGCCCACCGGAAAGCCGGACGAGGATAACTTGGGGAAAGCGGCGAAAGACGCCCTGAACGGCGTTGCGTGGCTCGATGACGCGCAAATAGTGTTCGGCAGCGTCTGGAAATTTTACGCGGCACAGCCGGGCGTCAAGATCGAGGTTGAGGCTGTGGGGGGTACGCCGTCGAGCGTCACCCGGCGCGGCGACCTGGTTAGGTAATGTTTTGCCATTGACATTATCTGGCCGGTAGTGTTATAAAAAAACATTACCGCCCCAGCCGCAGGATGCCAGCGTGTTACGTGTGCAGTTGACCAGATCAGCGTCGACCGACAGCGGGACACCCGGCGTCATAGCGTGGCGAGGCGGCGCGGTACTCTCCCTTGAACTCCCTTGGCGAGATAACAAGCCGGGCATTTCTTCCATTTTGCCCGGCCGTTATCTCGCTTTTTTTATGCCTATATCGGCGTCAGGAAAGTTTAGGGATGTTTATCACCTGCAAAACGTGCCCGGCCGCCAAGGTATTTTGATTCACGCTGGCAACTTCGCCGGTGACACCACCCTCAGCCTGCACACCGACTCCTTCGGGTGCATCCTACCCGGCCTTCGTACCGGAAAAATTAACGGCCAAGAGGCCTTGCTTTCAAGCCGCGACGCGATGCGAAAGCTGCACGCGGCGACCGGCCGCAAAACCTTCGAATTGGAGATCGTTAACCGTGATTGAAACCCTAACCGCCCTGTTTTCAAGCGCGGCCGGCGGCGGTCTGTTCGGCCTGATCGGTACCGGCATCCATTCGATGCTCGCGGTCAAGCAAGAGCAGGACAAAGCCAAAAAAGAAATTGAAATGCGCAGACTCGACCTGGATGAATTGCGCCTGCAAAACGACGCTGCCGACAAGCGCAGCGCCACCGAGCTGGCTTTGCTGCAATTGCGTGGCCAGCAGGACGCGGCGAAAGCGCAGGCCGATGCAGCCGTCACGGAAATGACCACGGCAAAAGAAATCCAGCTTTCCAGCTACGCAGCAGACACAGCCAGCTACGGCGGCGGCGCCGTCGACACAGTGCGAGGCCTTGTGCGGCCGCTAATCACCGCCTACACGCTTGGCCTGATGACGTGGATCGCCTGGCTTTTGTACGACGCGACAGGCGGCACAATTGCCGATCCATCTGTTTTGTGGAGCCGTGTTGTCGAGGCCATTTTGTTTTTGACAATAACGACCTGTACCTGGTGGTTCGGGTCTCGCATTACCGGCCTTCGGGCCAAATAAATTAGGAGAGAACACGTGAGCGAATTAACCGAAGCGCAGCGCCTCACCCTCAAAAACAGCGTGCTGGCAGATCCAGTGCTTGCCGCTCTGCCCGCAAGCTCGAACGCCATCAACGACATCATCGCGGCCTACTCACAACCGGCCGCGTTTACCGTGTGGAAAACGCGAGTCCCGATTGGCTCTGTTGGCAAAGGTTTTAATTCCGCAGAGCTAGGCGGGCTCACTACCGCAAACACTAACCGGCTGATTGCTTTGGCGCACTACCTGTTAGACGGGATTGATCCATCGCAAGCATCCAGCCGTGCGTTTTTTGATGACATCTTCAGTGGCGCTGGCGGCGTTCTCACACGCGCCTCATTGGCCGTTCTGTGGAAGCGGCAGGCATCGCGGCTTGAAGTGCTATTTGCGACCGGGACAGGCACGGACGCATCGCCCGCCACGCTGGGGTATGAGGGCGGTCTTTCATACAACGAAGTTCGCATCGCGATGGGGTGGTAACGTGGCACTAACAAAAACTGCTCGCACCCTAGTAGCATCCACCAGCAACGCGGCAGCAGGGACTACACGCTCCACACCACTCGACCTTAAGACGACCTACGGCGGCGTACTCACCCTAAAAATCACTAACGGCGCGACAGGCCCGTCCGTGCAGTGCGTCGGTAACGTGTTAGTGGCCCACAACGCAACAGTTCCGGCAGCCGGATCGGCTGGCGCAGACTGGAAAACACACACGCAAATGGGTGGTGGCACCACGATTAACGCCGTGACTGAGTCGGGGGGGATCGTTATCCCAGCGGGGGTCATGGCGCTTGAGGTCGAATTTACCGGCAACACCGGGCAAGCCGTCACCGTCGAAGCGTATTTTTCAGAGCTGACTAGCTACTAATATGCCGGTGCTGATTGAGCAATTAATACCGTGGACTAGGCAGCCGCCACCCGGAGTGGGCTTTGGGATTGACTGGAGTAATCCGCTCACAAAAGGTCTGGAATTTGTACACAATACCGCATTAAAAGGGTATGAGGCAAAATCAGGGAAACTTAGTTCCTATGCGGGTGGGATAACGTGGACTCCCGAGGGCTTTAGCTCAGCAGGGACGACAGCGGGGACGTACATCCAGTCGAAAAACGCCGCCCGTCTTGGCGGTCTGAGTAATTCGACGGTTTTTGCTCTATCGAGAACGTCCGCCGCAGTTGATTCCGGCTCCCCCGGCATTTCCGGCAACATTAGTGGTGGCGGCAATGTTATATATTGCGAGCGAGGGTCTTCCGGTAACGACATTTACAAGCTCGATTGGGCATACCCAGCCGCTGGCGAATTGCCAAATACGTTGACGGCAGAATTTGCCTACCGCAATGACGCCGGGACGCTTTTACAAAAAAGGATATCCGCCACGGGGCTAAATGACGGCAGGCTAGTCGCGTCGGCCATCGTAAAAAACGGGACCGAACACTCGGTGTATGTTGACGGTCGGTTGAACAGCGGAGCATTCGGCTCAGCATCGACCGCTTTTACTGACGCTTCGGTCGAATCGTGGATAGGCGACGATAAGGCCGACACTGCGAGCCAGTGGAACGGCGCAATCCCGCTTGTTCTGGGGTGGTCAAGGTCGCTGTCTAAAGATGAGCTTGATAGCCTGCGACGTAACCCCTGGCAGCTATTCGCCCCACAGGTAGAGCTTATCCCGGCCCCGGTGGCGGCTCCGTCCTCGCCACAATTCGACGCGGCAAGTAATTCCGGATATCAGACCGCTCAGACCACGTATTCGTGGTCACACACGTGCAGCGGCGCCGACAGGCTGCTGATTGTCTCGATAGCGATAAGCGGCACATACACCAGCATCAGCGTCACCTATGGAGGTGTGGCTCTAACGTGGAGGCGGGACGAGGTCATATCCGGGTTAAGCACCGAGATATGGACCTTGGTGGCGCCCGCCGTAGGTGCTGGTACGATAGTAGTCACTCTGAACGGCTCCGTAAATAGTGCCGCAATAGCTGTGTCATACACTGGAGTAGACCAGGCCGCGCCAACTTACGGCATTGCGTCGGCGTCATCGGCTAACGCCGGCGGCACCGATGCGGCCATCACTGTGAACACGACGTTTTACAATTCGGTAGTAATTGATGCGGCTGTCTCGGTAGATACAGCCATCACGGCTGGAGCCGGGCAGACTGTAGCCGGACAAATTACCGGGGCCGCGTTCTCGTTTGGAGTGAGTAGCGAAGGGCTGATTGCGCCCGGATCAGTAGCTATGAGCTGGACGGATATTGGCGCAGGGAGCAAGTGGGCTACTGCTGTAATCGCATTACGTCCGGTCAGTGCAATTTCTACCCTCTTCGCCGACTCCGATTTGCGCTACTCGATTTTGGCTGCATTGCAGGCCGATAGTGACCAACGGTGGTCCGTACTCAATTCCGCAAATGCCGATAGCACGACGCAATGGTCGCTCTTAAATGCGGCCCTTGCAGACAGCGATCAGCGCTGGTCCACATTAAATGCGGCACAGGGCGACAGTTCGCAGCAGTGGTCCGTTTTGAACGCGGCGCTGGCCGACGCAGACGTGCGGTGGTCGTTGTTGCAGGCGCTGCAATCCGACAGCACGCTGCAATGGTCCGTGTTAAACGCAATTCTCGCCGATACAGACCAACGGTGGTCCGTGCTCGCCGGAGTGTTCACCGATTCCGACCTTCGTTGGGATTTACAAAGCGCGCTGTCGGCCGTATTCGCCGACTCCGACCTTCGTTGGGATTTACAAAGCGCTCTCACCGCCGTGTTTCAGGATGCGGACCTTCGCCACTCGATATTAAACGCGGTGCTCAACGACGCCGACCTGCGCCACTCGATTCTAAACGCGGTCAACGCCGACAGTGACCAACGGTGGTCAATCGTCAACGCCGCGCAGGCCGATGGCACCTATCAGTGGTCGCTGGTTGCCGCGATTCAAAACGATTCATCGTTGCAGTGGGATTTACAAAGCGCCCTTGCGGCAGTGTTTCAGGACTCGACGCTTCAGTGGTCTCTGGTCGCGGCGGTTCAGCAGCAGCTGGACGCGCAGTGGTCCCTTCTCAACGCGGTGCAGATCGACGCCGACGCACGGTGGTCAATTGCCAACGCGGTAGCGCAAGACCTCACCGCGCAATGGTCCGCGCTCGGCGCGGCTTACAAGGATGCGACGATACAGTGGGACTCCCTCGCAATCAGCGAGACGACCGCAACACTGTCGTGGTCGATTCAAAGCGAGGCCGTGCCGCCCAAGATTATCAGCATCGTTTTTTCCACAAAAACCCGATCCATCGTTTTTTCTGCAAAACCTAACTAGGAGCACGCACATGCCCATCCTCAACACCGATATTCTGTTTCGCCTTTCTGGCGGCGCAACCAACACGGTCCCCGACGCGTCGCTGGGCGGCATCAAATCAGCCACGGCAATCACCAACGCCAGCTTGCACAACCTGTTTGATATCGTGGGCAGTGCTGAGGCCAGTGCCGGCGATACCGAATACCGTTGTTTCTACGTCCATAACTCGCACGCCACGCTCGCCCTTCAGAGCGCGAAAGCGTGGATTCAAACGCAGACCCCGGCGGCTGGCACGTCGGTTGAAATCGGCCTAGGCTCGGCGGCCATCAACGTCGATGAACAAGCCGTGGCGAACGAATCGACCGCGCCGACCGGCGTCACGTTTTCAGCGCCGTCGACCGAAGGGGCTGGCCTGGTAATTGGCGACATCCCCGCTGGACAGCACAAGGCGATTTGGGTCAAGCGCATTGTCGGCGCAAGTGCGGCCGCGTACACCGGCGACAGCGTCGTGATTCGCGTCAAGGGCGACACGGCGGCCTAATGATTACCGACATCCAGGCCGAGCAGTCGTCTAAGTGGGTCACCGTGGCGTTCTACGACAAGGACGGCTTGGCGGCCGTCCCGTCTACCGTGTCGTATCGGATCGACTGCGCGACTACTGGCACGGCGGTGCTTGCGCCCACGTCGGCCACGCCAGCCGCGTCCGTCGAGGTCGAAATCACGCCGGCGCAAAACGCCATTATTGTGGCCGCCAATGCACGCGAGGTTAAGGTGGTCACCGTCACAGCCACGTATGCCGGCGGCGGCGAAATCAGGAACGAGTACCGCTACACCGTCCGAAACTTGGGCGGGGTCTAGGGTGGCCGATCAATTCAAGCGTCGGATCGCGGGCGAGAGTGGCCAAGTTTGAGCCATGGCCAAGTGAGGCGGAATTCCGCGACGCGGAAGCGATGCTTGAATGGTTGCGGCGGCATATTTTGGCGACAGATAGATTTGACCATCACGCGATTGATGATGCGATTCGGACCACGAAGAGGCTAGAAACGGAGCGGTTGAAACTTTACGGGAGCTTTGAAGAATGAATTTTGGGCAAGCATTAGAAGCGTTGAAGGCGGGAAAGAAGGTTTCCAGGGGCCACTGGAACGGGCAAGGCATTTGGATTTATCTGGTTCCAGGAAGCAAATTCGTCGCGACAAGGCCGCCATCGCTAGTCCTTTATGCAGACGGGGCCGAATGCGAGTACCAGGCGCACATCGATATGAAAACGGCGCAAGGAATCCTCGTTCCGTGGACGTGCTCGCAGTCTGACATGCTGGCGGAAGACTGGGGCATTGTGGACTAAGGTGCAAGTATGGCCAAAAGCAAAACAGCAGGCGATTTAATGCTGGCCGCCGAACGGCGGTCCGCAGTTTTGCGCCTGCGAAAAGACGGCCATTCATACACCGAAATCGAAGAAAGCACCGGGATTAGTCGCGGCCAAATATCGAAGATACTGACCAAGGCTTTAGCGGAATTCGACGCAGAAAAACGCGAATCTGCAAACGCGCTCAGATATTTGGAATCGGCGCGACTTGATGAGGTGATGCTAGGAATTTACCCGGATGCGCTCAAGGGCCATCTTGGCGCCATCGATAGAACGCTCCGAATAATGGAACGCCGCGCAAAATTGTGGGGCCTGGACGCACCAAGCAAAATCGCGCCGACCGATCCGTCGGGCGCAAACGAGTATTCGGGCGGCGGTCTAGCGTCGCTGCTGGAGCAGCCGGCGAGCGACAAGAATGACGGCGGCAGTTGATTACTTCAAGCGCGAGCGCGCGGCGTATGTTGCGCTACGCGCCCGCTGGCGAGACGATCCAGAGCGTTACGCGCGAGAGCGTTTAGGCCAGCGCCCGACGTGGCAACAAAGCAAAATCTACCAGGCCATTGCACCACCTGGCGCAAAGGTAAGCGTGCGCAGCGGCCACGGGATAGGCAAGAGCGGCGCCACGGCCGGGTCTTTATTGTGGTTCCTTGAGACACGGGACTATCCAAAGATCCCATGCACGGCTCCGACCGCAAGCCAGCTTCGAGATGTTTTGTGGGCGGAAATAGGTAAGTGGATTCGTCACGCCGACGCAATGAGCGCCAAGCGCGGCGACCACCCCAGGTTTTGGCTCTCGCGCATGTTCCGCCTCACGAATGATCGCGTGTACGACCCTAGCGCAAAAGGAGAGTGGTTCGCGGCGGCACGCACGAGCAGCCGCGAGAACCCGGACGCGCTGCAGGGGTTCCATGCGTCCGACATCGAGATCAGTGCGGACGGAAAAACTGTTGAGCGCCACGGCGACGGCGGCAACATCCTGTTTATGATCGACGAGGCAAGTGGCGTCGTCGATCCAGTGTTTCAGGTGGCGGAAGGCGCCCTGTCCAGCCCTGATTCACGCCTTTTGATGCTGGGCAATCCGACCAAAAACACCGGTTACTTTGCGGACAGTCACAAAAAGAGCCGCGGTGAATTTACAGCGCTGCACTTCAAGAGCTCTGAAAGCCCGCTAGTGGATCCAGGGTACCGTGAGAAGCTTGTCCGGAAGTGGGGAGAGGGCTCGAACATCGTGCGTGTGCGCGCCGATGGGGAATTTCCGAAACAGGACGACGACGTACTCATAGCATTGGAGTGGTGCGAGACGGCCATCACCCGCGACGCATACCTGGACAAGTGCGAGGCGCGTATCGGTGTGGACCCGGCACGGTTCGGTGACGACCGCACCGTGTTAGTCGTCCGGCGCGGCCGCGACCTGCTGCACATCGAGGTCCACAGCAAACAAGGGACCATGCAAACCGTCGGGCAGGCCATCAACCTGCGCAAGCGTTTTAACGCCAAGGGTATTTGGGTGGGCGTTGCCGGATTTGCCGGTATAGCAGACCGACTCAAAGAGCTTAACGAGCATTGCGTCGAGGTCAATGAGGGAGGCGGCGCACCATCGACCAAGGGCGACGACCTACACCCCGAATTGATGCGCGATTGGATGTGGTTCGCCGGCATGAAGTGGCTGCGCGACGAACGGCCGTCATTTATCACAGTGGCGCGTGATATCGCCGAAGACCTCGCGGGCGAGTTGGCATCAGCCAAATACTCGTTTGACTCAAGCGGCCGCATGAAAGTGGAAAGTAAGGACGAAATGAAAAAACCAAACCGCATCGGACGCAGCCCCGACTTGGCCGACGCCCTTTTGATCACGTTCGCGCCAGACAAGAGCGCCTCACAATTCGCCACTGCTGGCGGCAGGATTTTTTAGCCATGGGGGTACTTATGGCAGCGATACCAGATAAAGAGCGCTTTTTTGTGAGCGAGGCAGTCGACCTGGTCAGGGCTGCAACAGGGCTCAGCGAAAGCGCAGCACGCAACCGCCTATACCGGCGCATCGCATCCGGCGAGATACCCGCGAGCACACACCTGGGCGTAATCATGATTTCGCGCGCCGACGTAGAGCGCGCCACCAACGGAGTACGATTATGAGCACCGCGCCAGCCACGGCAAAACTGTACACCGACCAAGCTATCAACGAATTTTTAGAACTGCTGATGCAGGCGCCCGACCCTGATTATGTGTTGCAGGCCGCAGGGCTATCACGTGCCGAATTGCGGCGCCTTGAAAGTGATGACGAAATATCAACCGCGCTCGAAACGCGCCAGGCCGCGTGCGCAGGTACGCCGTGGCGCCTAGACGACGCCGAAAGCACTGTTGGAAAGTTTGTATGGGAGCAGCTAGAAAATCACATCCATACCATCATTGATGGCGCCTGGGCGGCGGTGCCATACGGCTACAGCGTGATGGAAACGATCTACCGAAAGGACGGTCCGCGCATTGTCTGGGACCGCATCGAGCAGCGGCCTTTCGAATGGTTCGCGCCTACCACAAGCGGCGAGCTGCGCTATTTCCCGGAAAATGGGGCCGGTGGGCCGTGGGGCAAAACGGTGGACACCGAGTACAAGTTTTTCATGACGCGGCGCAAGCCTACATACAGGAATCCCTACGGAGAATCGCTGTTGAGCCGCCTTTACTGGCCTTGGTTTTTCCGTAGCAATGGTTGGAAGTTCTGGGCCAAGTTCCTTGAACGCTTCGGCTCCCCGATTCTGGTAGGCAAAACGACGGGCAGCTCGGCAGCCATGGCCGACGCGCTGGCGGCAGCCCTTCAAAGCGCCGTGGTAGCCGTGGGTGTCGAGGATGACGTGGAGGCAATCTCGCCAGGCAACGGCGGCGACGCTTTCGACCGCTACAGCAGTGCGGTGGATCGCCGAATCCAGAAAGTGGTACTCGGCCAGACTTTGACGACAGACGTCAGTTCGTCGGGCAGTCAAGCGCTTGGCAAGGTCCATGACGGCGTGAGGGATGACCGGCGCGTTAGCGACTGCCTCCTTGTTACGCGTACCGTGCAAGCCAAGATCAACGCCCTGACGAGGTTGAATTTCTCAGGGGCAACGCCGCCTGTATTTATAATGGAAAACGCAAAGGGCGTGCAGCCCGAACGCGCCGCCCGCGATTCTCAATTGGCCAATTCCGGGATCGTGAAATTCACCGAGGCCTACTTGCTGCGCGCCTACGATTTTGAAAGCGGGGATTTCGTTGTGCCGGAAGAGGCGCCGCCACCAAGCGAGCCGCCAGCGGTACCGGCGCAAGGAAAAGGAAAGCCGGGGAAATTCAGCGCCACGGGCGAATTCTTCGGCTCTAGAAAGCGCCGTTTCACGCCAGGCCAAGAAACCGTTGAAAGCCTGGGCGATGAATTCATTGCTGACCCCGGGTCACCGATCAATCCCGCCGATTTACGCGGTGTTATTCTTGCCGCCAGCAGTCCCGAGGATTTGGCCGACCGGCTCGCCGCGTTCCTGGTCGATGCAGAGCCGGAGCAGTACCGCGAGGCATTGTCCAGAGCCCTGTTCGCCGCCGAGGCCATCGGCTACGCGCATGCCGAGCAGGGCACCCGGTAAATGGTCGCCCCGCTCCACATCCCGCCGACCACGCGCTACAAGGACGCGCTCGATGATATGCGCGGCCGCGATGTGCTGCCGTCCGAATCGTTCTACGCGTTGCCGGCTGAGGTGCGCGCGCGGGCGTTCACGATAACCGGCGCTGCATCGATGAGCCAGGCGCGGCTTGTAATGGATCGTCTCTATTCCGCAATCGAAAGCGGGTCCACGTTCGAGCAATTCAAACAGTCGGTCAAAAAAAATGAGGTGGCGCTAGACCTGCCAAAGCATCGGATTGAGAACATTTTCCGCACTAACATTCAGTCCGCCTATTCGCACGGCCGATACATGCAAGAGGATGCGCACAAGGCGCGGCGGCCAATCCGCATGTATGACGCGATAAACGACAGCCGAACGAGGCCTGCGCACCGCGCAATGGATGGGTTCATCGCTCCCGTGGACGATCCAATCTGGAAAACTCACCTGCCTTTGATCGGGTATCAATGCCGGTGCAGCACGATCACGCTCACCGAGGCGCAGGCTAAGGCGCGCGGCTATGTGCCGGGCAATAAACCGCCACCCGAGGCGGTGCCAGACGACGGATGGGACTACGACAAGCGCACTCAGGTGGCCGAAGGCCTGCGCCAGTCAGTGCAAAAAGCGGCGGCAGATCACGGCGAGCTAGGTAGCGGCCGCGCGAGCATTGCAGCCACTAAGGCCGGCGGTAAATTCCTATCAGGGCTCGAAAACGCCCTGACCCCGGCCGACGTTGCCGACGTGTTGCGCGACAAGCTAGGCGCCAAGGATTTCGACCGCTACAACAAGGCAAGCAGGCATGCCACCGCAGCGTATCGGCTCTCGCAGGCCGAGGGCGTGGCGCTCAGTGCCTACACTGATCGTGCTATTGGCAACGAACTCATAAACCCGACCGCCCGCGCCATGTACGACGCGGCCGCGATACTTCCCGACGATTTCGAGTTGGCGGCGCTGCTGATTTCAGCTGTGGATTCGGGCCTTCAGAAACTGCCAGCGGCGCCGGGCATCTACTGGCGCGGTGTTTCCGTGCGCGGGTCCGGTCCAGTGCAAATGCCGGAGGAACTGGCGGCGCGATGGGAAGATGCCCACAGGCCTGGGCGAGTCGTCCAGCACTTCGGGTACACGTCGGTGATGGCGAGTGAGGGGAGGCAGTTTAACGGCGATTGGCAAATGGCAATCAGGGCCATGTCGGCCCGAGATTTGGCGCCGCTTTCTCTGGCCAAAGAACCTGCCCTGATCATTCCCCGCAAGGTAAAACTCGTTTACACTGGGTTACGATCAGGTTACCGATTGATGAGTGAGGCGGACATCGTGAAAGAAGTGAAGCAGTCGCGACGATTTGCCAGCGAGCCCACGGCCGAACAGCGTATCGAATGGAACGTCAACGCCGGATTCGCGCGCGCCCAGGCCGAGCAGATAGAGCGCGAATTCGACGCAACGCTGGCGCAATGGGAGCAACGGAAAAAGAACGGGGGCGAGATGGACGAGGACGCTACGCGGCGCGTAATTAAGAGTATGACGGACGAGCAGTTTGCCGGGGCGCCAGGATATTCGAGCGAGAGCCAATGACGAATTGGGAGCGGTAATAAGCCCGGACGAAACCGGGCAGCAGTTTATTGATCGCGACTTGGCGGGGCTAGTTTGTGCCGACTGCATAGCGCGTCCTCAATTAGCTGCGCGGCAGGCGTGTCTTGATCGCGCAGCCATTCGATTAGCCAGCGCGGCAATTTGTAGCTCACCGGCCCCTTCACCAGGTCAGGATCGCCGGGTGGTCGCCCGGCTCCTGCTCGTTTGCCGCCTCGGCCTGGCGAGAATTTAATTGGCATGGTAGGCGGCCTGCATTGCGTCGTGTAGAGAGGCCGGAGCGGTAGTCCAAGTCTCCTCCCACATGCTATAGCAGTCGCCGCGTGTGTCGCGGTGCTTGCCATCCAGCATTAATCCGGCTGTATTGCGATTCTCGGCCCGGCCGTGTACCAGGACGGCTCGTCCGGCAAAAAATGCTGCGCGGATATCGTGTGCGGTTACGGTGTCGCCATTATTTAAAATGTACATGTCTCAGTCCTCAAAAGCCCGGCGAACCGGGCGTGGGGGTTACTTGATCCAGGTAACGGCGCGGTTATTTACAATCGCATCGCTTACCGCCAAGATCATCAAATCCTCAGCGGAATACATGATATAAGTGAATCCGTTCTTTTTGATGATGTTCATTTCGTCTCTCCAGTTACCCACCGCGTTATTGCGTTGGTGTGAATAGAGTATAGCTAGTATTCAAACGGGAGTCAACACATTTATTCATGTCCATCATTTTTTGTGGAGACCGGATACATAGCACGCCCACAGCTCCACCGCACGGCGCAAAAACCCGCGCAGTCCGGACCGTTCAGGCGCTCTACTTCGGCCGCGCAGCTTTTCTAAAATCAGCTCCAGCTCGCAACGCGGCAGCCCGTGCACCATGCGCCCGACATTCTTTGGCCCATGGTTCGGCCTGACCCACGTATACCCGCTCGACTCCATTACTGCGGCAACGCGCCGGTGGTCGTACTTCTTAATCTCGCGGACTAGGTGCGTCACGCGCTGCCCCGCTTCTTCAACTCGCGATCGATATACCAACGCGCTTTTTTGAGGTCTTCAATGGCGTCGGATTTTAGGTCGGCCCGCCAAACGTACTTGACCGCGTTACCCAGGTTAAAACCCATGTGCTCGGTGATTTGGATGCACTCAATGCCGCTAGGGTGTTGGGTGTAATGCGGCGGGTGGTTTACGGCGTCGGATTTGGCTGGCGCGGCAACGACGATGGATTCTTCGGCGTTAACGGGGACTGTTAATACCCTCCAAGCCCATTTAAATCCAGCCCGGAAACATTCCTTGCCGTTTTCGGTGTCCATCCCAATCCTGGCTGAAAAATAGGCGTCTTCTGCGCCAATCATTTCGCCTTCCCTTATCGCGTGGTCACGTTCGTTCATAATTTCACCGTTCGATTTGACCTTGGCACAAACGCCGCCTTGACCCTCGCCTCAAGTTCGTCGCGCTCGCCCCACCGATTCACCATCCAATCAATCATCGACCGCCTGGCCGACGACGTAGGCATGCCGCCGACCAACCGCGCCCGGCAGCACACCAGCCGGCAGTCATAGACGCCGCCTTTTGCCACGCACAGCGGGCAATCACTCGCCACTGCGATCCCAGCAGTTTTGGCAATGATCTTGCGCATGTTCGTCGCAAACGTGCGCCCGATCATCACCCGCGACTTTCGAACCTATCCACATCGCGCCACCGGCCGCGAGCGCCAAGCCAAGCCAACACGCCAAGATCGTCCAAATACTCCCCCACATAACCGCCTCCCATTAAACAAACCGTCGACCCAGACGAATAATAATACCCACTAGGTAATGTCGCAAGCGCTTTTTTCAAATTTAGTTTCTCACTAGTCGCACTAGTCGCACGGCCGGCGCGGTTTTGAGCGATATAGTCGGCATGAGCAAAACATTACCAGCCGAGTATTATCAGTTTCGAGCCGACCAGCCGGCCGTCCTCGCTACGGCAAAAGACGGGGCGGCGCGCAAGTTCGGCGGCGTGCCCTATACCGGCCGCGTAATTCGGCACGGGTATTGGGGCGCCGTGGTGTTCGATCTGGCATCTACCCGAGCCAACGATCCCACACCCGCCCTGATAAACCACGACTCAGACCAGCGCTGTGGATTCGCCACGCTGAGATTCACGACCGACCAAATCGAGATCGCCGATGGGACGCTGCTCAACAGCCCATCCGGCCTGTCCATCGCGGCCGAGAGTGATGCCGGTTTCCCGTGGCAAATGTCCGTTTGCATTCAGCCAGGCAGCATTGAAGAGCTAGGCGCCGGCACCAGCGCCATCGTCAACGGCCAAGCCATTCAGGGGCCAGCCAGCATTTGGCGTAACAACCTAATCCGCGAAGTTTCGTTCACGCCCACGGGCGTGGACGAACTCACGTCAGCAGCGGCACTCAGCGCGGCCGCATTTACACCACCGAAAACGGAGAGCAACGCCATGTCCACACCGACCGTCGAAGATTTGCAGTCGCAGATCACAATGATGAAGGCCAGCGTCGAAGCGGCGGAAACCGCCCGCCAAGTCGCTGTTAGCCAGCTAGAGACAAGCCGCAAAGAGATTCGGAAAGGCGCTGTTCAAGCCCTTTTCTCGACCATCGGCCGTGAATTCAGCGAAGCCGCCGCCCTGCCCTATCTCGGCATGGACGACCTAACATTTTCGGCTATCGCGGCGGATTTGAAGGCGGTCCGACCTACGGCGAATCCGAATCTGTTTAAGGCCGAAGCCGAGAACGGGAAAGACCCAGGGGCGAACGGTGAAGAGTTCTCACTTGACCCTTCAAAAATCTACGCAGCCCGCCGCGCGAAACAATAACCACCCCGCGCTCAGCGCACGAATTCAAGGAGTTAGATCATGGCAACACTGACAGAGAAATCACGACCCGGCGAAGCGCTGCTGTCGCAAGCAGATGGCGCGCTTTCAATCGAGCAAGTAATCGTGCTCTCGGGGCGAAACCTGGAGGCCAACACGGTCGCCGGCAAGGTAGCGAATGGCGCCGGCAGCTACGCCGCTGTAGCTGGCAACACGGGTAATGGCACCATCGGCACAATCACTGTCGGTGCAGGCGCAAAAGCTGGCGTACATAAATTAGTGTGCGTTGAGCCAATAGTTAATGCCGGCCGATTTACTCTCGAGGATCCAGACGGCATCACGATTGGTGCGCCTACCGTGGCAGTCGCATTTAGCGGTGGCGGTCTTACGTTCACCATCGCGGATGGCGCCGTTGATTTCCTCTCAGGCGACGCATTCAACGTCACCGTAGCAGCTGGCTCCGGCAAATTCGTGGCCTACGATCCAACCGGCACAGACGGTCGCGAAAAAGCCGTTGGCGTCATGCTGCATAGCGCCGATGCGACCGATAGCGACGTGATCAGTACAGCCATTGTCAGGCTCGCCGAGCTAAACAGCGACAAGCTGGTATGGGGCGCAGGCGTGACCACGCAAGGGCACAAAGACGCCGCTATTGCCGCGCTCGCCGTCAATTACGTTATCGCGCGTTAAGCCGGTCCAAACACTTAAGGAGCCACGATCATGATGGTAGATGCATTTACACCAAACGCCTTCAAATTGCGGACGCTAACGGCCGCGATTACCAACCTGCCTTACAAGCCATCGCTGATTAGCGATATGGGCATTTTCGAGGAAGCGGGGATTAGCACGCTGACTGCGGCGGTCGAATCCGATAATGGAGTCCTGCGCTTGCTCGATGTTAAAGCGCGCGGCGCGTCAGGGACTCCAATCAGCGGGTCCAACCGCACAATGCGCCCCTTCATCGTGCCTCACATCCCTGCGCGCGCGCAGATTCTGGCCGACGAAGTGCAGGGCGTTCGAGCTTTCGGCTCAGATAGTAACGCCGAAGTGCTGACCACGAAAATCAGCGAGCGCATGCAGACGATGCGCAATTCGATTGACTACACGATCGAATCCCACCGCCTCGCAGCGATCATGGGAAATTTCATTGACTCGAATAATGCGTCAATCAGCCTGTACACCACGTTCGGCGTTTCGCAAACCACAATCAGCTTCGAGCTTGACGTGACGACCACGTTGCTACGCCAAATCATCATGCAGATGAAAGAGGTGATTGAGGCAGCGTTAGGCGGCCTGTCGTATTCAGGAATTACCGTGCTGTGCGGTTCCACGTTCTGGCAGCAATTGATCGAACACAAGTCGATCAAAGACACGGTGCTGAATACGCAGCTCGCAAAAGACCTGCGCGGCGACCCGACCGACACATTGGACTTTGCTGGTTGCCATTTCGTGCGCTATCGCGGTACCAGCGCCGTCAAAGTGCCGGACACCGAAGCCTACGCGATACCGACCGGCGTGTCGGGCCTTTTTATTACGCGCTTCGCCCCAGCGAATTACAACGAAACTGTGAACACGAACGGTTTGCCGTACTACGCAAAAGGGGAACCGATGGATATGGGTAAAGGATGGGATTTGGAGGCCCAAAGCAACCCATTGAACATCGGAACGAGGCCCGCCAGTGTTATCAAACTCACTAACACCTAATGCAGAGCGGACGCCCGAAAGGGCGTCTAACCATCGTGGATGCAGCAGTAAGGGGCAGGCGATGTCAGAAAAAGCGACGGTGGCCACCTATGCGGCGAGCGCCGGAACAACCCTGTTCGGCACGGTAACCGCGCAAGAATGGGCCACGATTGCGGGCATCGCGCTAGGTATGGCGACTTTCGCGATTAATTGGTACTACAAACATCAGCATTTGCGCGTCGCGAAAGCGCTGGCAAAGCTGCAACAGTCGGACGATTGACGATGGCCTACTGCGCGAGAGCGGATATGGTGACGCGGTTCGGGGAGGACGAGTTAATCGGCCTCACGGACCGCTATAGCCAAGGCGTTATAGATGGTGCGGTGTTGGACCGCGCCATCGCCGACGCTACAGAGCACATCGACCGCAAGCTGCGAGGAAAGTATGTACTACCATTTTCGACGCCGCCGACCGAGCTTGTCCAGATCGCCTGCGACCTGGCGCGGTTCTTTATGTATGACAAGGCGGTGCCGGATACGGTGCAGGCGCGAGCCGACGCCGCATTAAAAGAAATGCGGGACTACGCGACCGGCGTGAATACGCTGGACGTGCCGGGCGTTGCGGTGGATATCAGCCCGAAAGCGCCGGCCGTTATCGCGGCGACAGCCGTGTTCAGCGCGGACCTTTTGGCGAAAATGCCGTGATAGATACTCATATCACGATAAAAGATGAAAGCGTTCTGCTCTGGCTCAACGAGCTTCGCGCTCGCGTGGCTGACATAACCCCGGCACTGGAAGAGATCGGAAATTCGTTCCGTGAATTAAGCCGCATCACGTTCACAGATAGCACTGATCCATATGGCCGCCCGTGGAAGCCTCTCAAATCTCGCAAAGGCCAGCCACTGCTGGATACAAATAGATTGCGCGACAGCATTGCGTCCACGCCGCCCGTGGTGACAGATAATTCTGTCGAGGTTGGTACCAACGTGAAATACGCTGGCGCCCATCAAAATGGCGCGACCATAGAGCGCGCCGCGTATTCGAGGCAGGTGCGGCACCGCACAGACGCCAAGGGGAATCTGCTGAGGACAAAGTTGTTCGGCGGAAAAGGTTTGATTTTCGCGAAAGACCGCCACAAGCGGGTGAAAACTCGATGGTTCGAAGTCGGCCCGTACACGATCACGATACCCGCGCGCAAATTTTTGCCGGATGGCGACAGGCTGCCTGGAGCCTGGGCAAAAAGTGCGATCGATATCATCGACAGCTATTTGGTTGGTGCAGCGTAGTGTCGTACCTGGACGCCGAACAGTTGATTATCGACCAGTTGAAACTGCGGGTTCCCGACGTTCGCGCAGTATTCAGCACGGCCGAGCTTGTGGGCGTCGAAGAGGCTGCGCAGGTAACGCCGGCACTGCATGTTATTTACGATGGCGACAGGCTTGCCGGAAGCGCTGGCCGCGGCGCAGCCCAAACCGTTTATCAGCAATGGATCGTGGTGGTTGCCGTTCGCAGCGCTCGCGACCAGCGCGGTGGCAGCGGCGCACGATATAACGCAGGCCCGATTATCAATGACGCGCTTGCCGCGTTATCGGGATGGCAGCCCAGCAATCTGCATGGGCCGCTTCAAAGAGTTCAAGCGCCGTTACCTGGATACAGCCAGGGCGGTTTCGGTTATTTCCCATTAGCGTTCGAGTCGGCCATCGTCACCGGTGGCGGCAATTAATCAAGGAGTCTAAAACATGCCGCAAATCTATCTTCGAGGACAGGGCAAGGTTTACGCCGTAGAGCGTAACGCGAGCGGAAACATGGCGACACAGAAGTGGTTGGGGAATGTGCCAGAGTTGAAAATCAGCCTTGAGACTGAAACCAAGGACCACGTGGAATCATACACCGGTAACAGTGTGCAAGACGCCACGTTGACCACGCGAACCAAAGCCAGCATGACCGCCAAGCTCGAAAACTTCGACTTGGACACGCTCGCGCTTGGGCTCTACGGGACCAAGGCGACGATCACCGGGGCGTCAGTAACGGGCGAGGTATTGCCGAGCGCGCTTGTTGTGGGCGACCAGGTTGTCACCGCCAACCCAAAGGTAAGCGCCGTGGTCGTGAAAGATAGTGCCGGCGCGCCTGCCACGCTAACCCTGAACACGCATTACAAGATCGTAGACGCTGATTTTGGCCGTATTGAAATCCTAAGCATCGGCACTTTCGTGCAGCCGTTTAAAATCGATTACACCTATGCCGGCCGAATTCAAACGGGTGTATTCACGACCACCGCGCCTACTAAATGGATGAGGTTCGAAGGGTTGAATATGGCCAACTCCGGCAAGAAGGTCATCGTCGACCTTTACAAAGTTACGCTGCGCCCACTTTCCGAACTGTCGATGATTACCGAAGATTTCGGCAGTTACGACCTTGTCGGCAGCGTGCTGCTGGACGACACCAAGAGCGCTCAAGATGCCCTGGGCCAGTTCGGCCGCATGTTAGACCTCGCGTAAGGGTAAATTATGTCAGTTGACACTTTAGTTGACACTTCACTGGACGCGTTCGTGCCGCTTATCGTTACGGTGAACGTTGGCCACTTAACGGTGGCGGTGACGCCCATCACCATGGGCCAACTGCCGAGATTTGCTCGGGCGTTGCGGCCTATTCAATCCGTGTTTGATGGCGGCGAGATTGACTGGCTCGCGCTAGTCGCTGACCACGGAGATTCGGTGATCGACGCGGTAGTGGCTGCCACGTCGCTGGATAGACCGTTCGTCGAAAAGCTGAACGGTGACGAATTCATCGCTCTGGCCGGTGCCGTCATCGAGGTGAATTTCGATTTTTTCGCCCGGCGCCTACTGGGCGCGCTGAGCGAGATCACGAGCAAGGTGGTGGCACGTTTGAATGGGGCGACGCGCTCCACGCCTTGATCGTTAGCGGGCACCCACCTGTGTCGGTGGCCGGGTACACGCTGGCGGTAGTCCGCATGTACCTGGCCGCCGCAGTTAGGCAAGAGCGGCGCCAGCAGCGCGACACGCTGATCTTAATGCGCGCCGCCCAGGCGACCGGTGACGGTTTCCAAAAAGTCCTCAACTCCCTGGCCGAGGATTAACAATGGCACAGCTAAAAACCTCATTCACGATTGGCGCCGATGCGAAGCAGGCCAAGGCCGAGCTGGATTCTATCGTCGATGCGGCCAAGGCCGCTTTCAGCGAAATAAAAAAAGGGCCGGGTAAGGTCGACACGGCCGGCCTTGACGGGCTCAAAGCGAAAACCGAGACCGAGCTGGACTCTACCGTCGCCGCTACCAAAGCAGCCTATGGCGAAATAGAGAAAGGGCCTGGGAAAGCCAACACATCCGGCCTTGACGAACTCAAGGCGAAAGCCAGGGCCG